GCCATTACTATGGCAGCAACAGTCCCTAATCCGCCTCTGCTTATCTTGTATCCTATTTGGATTACTGGTTGCGCTCTCTACGCTTGGGCTGCTTTTACTAGGAAATCATTTGGCATGTTGGCTAACTATATGCTATTAGTTACGATTGATAGCGTAGGATTGATTAGAATGCTAACATGATAAATTTGAATATTTTTTTTGAAGATGGTATTCTACAAAATTATGTGAAACAAAAAAATTATGATCCATGGATAGGAACATCATATGAGGGATATCTAAATCTATCAAACACACAAATGGGTGCCTTTGGTGAAATTTTAGTTTCAAAGATTATGGATAAGAATCGTAGTGATATTTGCAAAAGAAATAATTCAGGGCACGATAGAATCATTGATGGCTACAAAACAGAAATAAAATTTAGTTTGAGTAGAAAATTAGATTTTTTTATGTTCAATCATCTTGCTTGTCATAAAGATTGGGAAAGACTCATATTGCTTGGTGTAAATCCGGATAATCATTATCGTATGAACTGGATATATAAAGAAGATTTTATAACAAACATTAACTCTAATAGTCGCATATTTAGGCATCAACAGGGTGGAGAAGAAGGAAAAAATGATGATTTTATGTTTGCTAATAAATATTCCAATCTAGAAGATACAGGAATTCTTCAAGAAATGAATACATGGATGAAAGATGGTATAAAAAAAATAGGGCTTCAATTATGGATGTGAGTATTGATAAATTTTTAAATATTAGAAATTCTACTCGCAATTTAACTGATTCTGAATTTGCCGGTATTCTTTCAGAACTTGCTAAACAATTAGAGAATATTGATTTTATCACAAAATATACAGATAAACAATTAAAAATTGACTGGAAGAATTTATGTTTATGGAATTCAAATGATGAATATATAAATTCAACATCAAGAATGGGTATGAAATTGTGTGAACACTTTTTTCCTAATTTTTATGACATTAAAAATAATAAAGGGAAAAGTTTTTCTAATCTATGGACAAAAGAAAATCTTGAAAAGATTTTGAAATGGAATAGAAAGAGTCATAGTACGCCCTATCTATCTGAGTTGAAAAGAGGAATTTATTTTTGTTGTGGTCTGACCAAGAATACAATGTTTCGTCCTCAAATGGCAAAATTATTATGTTTAAAATATCAACCAAAAATTGTTCTTGATCCGTGTGCTGGTTGGGGAGGAAGAATGTTGGGTATTGTTGCAACTGGTGCGGAATATATTGCTTTTGAGCCAAATACAAAAACACATGAAAGTTTAATAAATCTATCTAAATTTTTAGGAATTGAACATAAGGTTAGATTAATTTGTGATGATGCACTTAAAATGGATCAATACTCTTTGCCAAAGATTGATATGATATTAACAAGTCCTCCATATTTTGATTTGGAAATTTATACACATGAGAGTACACAGTCTATTCAAAACACATCTAGTTATGAAATTTGGAATAATTTATTTTTGATGCCTCTAATACAAAGGAGTTTATCTTACTTGAATGTTGGTGGTGTTAGTTGTTGGAATGTAGGAAAAGTTGCAGGTCGGAATATGTTTGATGATGTGATTGTTGCACACACAAAAATGAATTATAATAAAATATCTTCATTTGCTGTTGTCAGTAGTAAGCGTCCAACACTTCAAAACAACGATGGAAATGCTAAAAGTAGCGATATAACGGAGATTTATAAAAAATGAGTAATCCATTTGAATATGTAAATCAAATCCTGCAGGGTAAAAAGCAGTTAATTGTGGATGGTGTGACCGAGAAATTATATGAACCATTTCTCGTAAATCGGGCGCTTTCCTACCACAAAGACTGTATTATGTATGCTAATGAGATGAATCGTAGGCATTTCATAGATAAAAAACTACAGAATGATTTTTTGATAAATACTATTAGGTCCTATAAAAGACCTTTCAATAAGTGGATTAAGGCTGAAAAAAGTGAAGATATAGCATGTATAAAGACCTATTTTGGTCTCTCGGATGCTAAAGCACGGGAAGCATTAAAACTCCTTAATGAAGAGCAAATCCTAGAATTAAAAGAAAAAACCGATATTGGCGGATTAAGGAAATGAAATGGTTAATTTATCAACCTTTATTGAGGTGTCACTAAAAGAACAAGATGATTTCTTGAAAGTGCGGGAAACATTAACCAGAATTGGTGTGTCTTCTCGTAGAGAAAAGATTTTATATCAGTCGTGTCATATTTTACATAAAAGAGGCCAATATTATATTGTCCATTTCAAAGAGCTATTTGCTTTGGATGGTAAAGACTCAAGTATAGTAGATAATGATATAGAAAGACGAAATGCCATAGCAAAGCTTTTAGAAGAATGGGAATTGGTAAAAATTGTTAATCCAGAAATTATGATAGATAAAATTGCACCAATACATCAAATTAAAATTATATCATTTCGTGAAAAAGACCAGTGGGAATTAGTAAGTAAGTATAACATCGGAAAAAAACTTTAATGGTTGTTGAATATATTATGAGAATAATTAAAGAGAAAATTGTAGAACTAAAAAATATATACTCTGGAGAGATTGTTTTCTCCAGTAATTTGTATGAAAAAAGAGTTGATGGCACAATGACATTTATTCAAGTTTATAAATCGGAAGATCCGCAAAGAAAATATCTTGTAAATTCTGCTGCTTTTGTAAAAGTGCATAAATAAAAGTACCCACCTTAGGGCTGTTTGATGCTACGGTATAAGGCGTCCGTGTAATTACACCTTCAGTACGTTAATCTGGACCAGTATAAGGTAAGCTGGAGTTATGCCTTCGGGATAACATTTTTTTAACTTGCTTTTTAAAGGAGAAAACAACTATGTTGTTATACGCAAACATGGCTATTGATGCGATTCAAAATGCCAAAAATACCTTTCTTGACAACTCTGTTAAGGAAGAATCTATTAAAAAACCACTCAAAGCATTTGTTGAATCTCAAAGAGTATTCACCAAACAAATAGCTAAGTCTTTTTCTGATATAACTACAGCATACTCATCATATGATTATGCTAGTATCTTTAAACCGACTAAGTAATTTTTTAAAGGAGAACTATATGACATTGCATAAATTTACACACCTGTATCCTTCGGTTGTTGGATTTGATAGACTTTTAGATACCTTTGATAATATGTTATCTGAAAAACCTACAACATTTCCACCACATAATATTATTAAAATTGATGACAATAATTATTCTGTTGAACTAGCAGTTGCTGGTTTCAATGAAGATGAAATTAGTGTTGAAATTTTAAAAGGTAATTTGACCATCAGTGGAACAAAAAGAAAAACTGAAGGAGAAACAAATTATCTATATCATGGAATTGGCGTTCGTTCATTTCAAAAGAATGTTAGATTAGCTGATACTGTAGAGGTTGCAGGAGCAATTTTAGATAATGGTATTCTTACTGTGAAACTTGTTAATATTACACCGATTGAAAAACAACCGGTAAAAATTGCAATTAAAACAGTAGGTAAAACTCAACTTTTGCAAGAAAGAGTTTAAAAAACACTTGACTTTTCTGCCTATTTGTGCTATAATACAGCATTAATAGGTAGATTATATTATGAAAATTGCTCTCGCATCTGACGTACACCTTGAGTTTGGTCAACTTGAAATTAAAAACACCGAGAATGCCGATGTGCTTATTCTATCGGGCGATATCTGTGTTGCTAAAGATTTGAATGACCGCGCTGATGTTAACATCCTCGGTGAATCACACAAGTCTAATAGATACCATGCGTTCTTCCAGAAGTGCTCCGAAGAATTTAAGAATGTGATATACATTGCAGGAAATCATGAGCATTATCACGGTGATTTTGCTGTGTCTATCCCACGAATTCGTGAGAAACTTGCCTACTTGCCTAACATTCATTTTCTTGATAAAGAGTTTATTGCATTTGATGATGTAACTTTCATTGGTGGTACTCTTTGGACAGATATGAACGAAGAAGACCCAAACACACTATACTCAATCAAGAGACATATGAATGATTACCAAATCATTAAGAACTCTAACCGAGAAGTGAGTATTAAGTCGCCAATCTTTGAAATTAATGATGATGGTTCTACCGATTATACAAAAATTTTAAGTTATCACCGTCAAACTCGTGCAGCAACATTCTGCCCAGAAGATTCTGTTGAAGACCATAAGGCAATGTTGAACTTTATCCATGAAACTGCTGTAGGTGTACAAGAAAAGTTTGTTGTTGTGGGTCACCACTCGCCATCTAAACTTTCTACAAAACCTCAATATGAGGATGATGTGATAGTTAATGGCGCTTACTCTTCTGATTTGTCGGAGTTCATTCTGGACCATCCGCAGATTAAGGTATGGACACATGGTCACACTCACCATAAGTTTGACTATATGCTTGGCTCTACTCGTATTATCTGCAACCCTCGTGGTTACATTAATTACGAACCAGATGCTGATTTTTTTGAATTACAATATTTTGAGGTATAACAATGAAGAAAACTATAGGTTCAACTTTTAAAATAAATAGAGGAGTAAAACGCCAAATGGCAACAATTCTAGATGATACGGAAAGACATGCATTTAAAAATTTAATGATACAAGCACAAATACAGGGCGAAACAGTAATTGCAGTAGAAAAGAAAAAGAAAAAAGTTAGCGGCCATGAGATATCTATATCCTAGTACTCTTGCGCCGACCTGGGACAATATTTTCAGAATGTTAGATGAAAGATATGCTAACGAAAATGGTTGTGTCATTTTAGGACTTTATTGCACTGCTGGAAAACAAAATTTACGTCTTCAACATAATATTGATGTAGAAGAAAAATTGATTATATACCAAACTGAACCTCTAGTTGATGGTCATTGGCATTCTCCAAAAAAATTGATTGATATTTTAAAACAAGCTGATGAAATTTGGGAATATGATATAAACAATTATTATTATTTACGGACACTTGGATTTACCAATGTTTTATTCAGACCATTTCTTTATACCAAAGTATTGGAAAATATTCAAGAAAAAGAACCGGAGATTGATGTTTTGTTTTATGGAACAATGACTACTTATAGACAAGAATTGTTGCAAAAAATTGATATTTTTGATAAGGACATAAAATTTGTCTGTCTTTATTTTATTGATGGAATTCAATTAGATGATTATATTTCAAAAAGTAAAATTGTTTTAGACTTAAATACTTGGGAAAATGGATATCAAAAACAATCTAGAATATCACATCTTTTAAATAATAAAAAATGCGTTTTATCTGAGAAAAGTTTATTTAATTTTTATGGAAAAGGAATTGTAGAATTTAATATTGACATTTTTGATTTTGAAAATAAAATAAAATTTCTTCTACGAGATAACAATTGGAAAAAACAAGGACAACTTGGTTATGAAATATTTAAAAATATGAACATACAAACCTTTGAAAATTTATATAATGAACAAGTTTGATAATGTTCATATGCGAGTTGCCGAAGTTTACTCTGAGGTATCTTCGGCTCGTAGATTGCAAGTTGGTTGTGTTATTGTAAAAAATAATACGATTATCGGTATTGGTTATAATGGAATGCCTTCTGGCTGGGATAATAACTGTGAGGATGAGATTGGCGAGGTGATAAATGGTGCCAACAAAATTGTTGAGATTAGATTGAAAACTAAACCTGAGGTATTACATGCAGAAAGTAATGCTCTGGCTAAAGTTGCTCGTAGTACAAATTCTAGTGAAGGTGCAACGCTATATGTCACACATGCGCCCTGCTTAGAGTGTTCTAAATTGATTTATCAATCTGGTGTTAATAGTGTATTTTATCGTAATGAATATAGAGATTCTGCTGGCATTAATTTTTTAAATAAATGCGAAGTGCATGTGAATAAAATATAAAAAAAATTCTTTCAACAAACTAAATAAGTTGCGGGTTAGTAAAATGGTATTACGGAGGACTCATAATCCTCAGTTCTCAGTTCAACTCTGGGGCCCGCTACCATAAAAAATATTATGTATAATGATGTGTGTAAATTTATAGATGCTTGCGACCAAATTCCAAGCAACGAAACTATAAGTCTCTATAATTCTTTAATTATTGAAGAATTTTTAGAATTTAAACAAGCAAGACTGGAAAATGACACTATAGAAGAACTTGATGCCTGTATGGATTTAATATGGGTAATATTAGGATTCTGTAAGATGAAAGGTTTTGATGTGGATGGTGCTTGGGCTGAAGTAGCAAGAAGTAATTTGGCTAAAATTGATTCTGCAACAGGTAAAGTTATTAAACGACCAGATGGTAAAGTTTTAAAACCTGACGGGTGGACTGCACCAAATCTTGCATCTTTTATTTAAATGTGTTATAATGAAAACATGCCAGAGACAACAATAATGAATGAAGATACAAGAGAAATTCTTTTGATTTTGCAAGAGGAATGTGCTGAAGTTACTCAAGCAATCAGTAAATGTTTTCGGTTTGGAGCTGACCAAATTAAACCAGGTAAAGAAAACACAAACATTCACTGCGTTCAAGAAGAGTTAGGTGATTTGTTAGCAATGATTGAATTGTTGGTAGATAAAAATATTGGAGTGACGAATGATGGGTTGACTAGAGCGAAAACTGATAAATTTTTAAAATTAAAACAATGGTCTAATATAGTAATTAACAAATAAGGAATAGTATGAATACATCTAAACTCGCCATGCAGGTCGCCACAGAAAATAACTTAAAAGGTTGTGCTTACAAGTACGATTTATTTTTGAGGGAGTATGATAATAAGGTAGAGTTGCTTGGATTAGTTGATGACCCAACTGTGAATTTTGAAGATTTTAGGGAGCGTGAAATGTTAATTCCAAAAAAATGGGTAACATTAAAGGTTCTCAGTGCAAAATATAAAGTACGAGTATGAATGATTTTTACACTAGTGTAATTTGTGTTGGTAACAACATTTTTTATCGTGGTGTAAAAAACAATAGGTCTGTAAAGCTTAAAATTGCTTACAAGCCTACTATATTTTTACCTGTCAATAAACCTACAGAATGGAAAAATTTACAGAATGAATATTTAGATAAACTTACTTTAGAATCAATTCGTGAATGTAGAGATTATGTTGAACGATATAAAGATGTAGATAATTTTAAAATTTATGGAAATACCCGTTATGAATATGCCTATATTGCTGATGAATTCAAAGGTGCAATTGAATGGGATCAAACCAAGATTAACATTGCCATTATTGACATTGAAGTCGGTTCAGAAAATGGCTTTCCTGACCCATACAAAGCAAATGAACCCATCACAGCCATCGCAGTAAAAACTGTTGGTGGTAATATGAAAGTATATGGTTGCGGTGATTTTAATAATTCTCGTGATGATGTTGCATACTTCAAATGTAAAGATGAACATGACCTATGTAAACGATTTTTAGAAGATTGGCAATTGAACACGCCAGATATCATTACAGGCTGGAATACAAGGTTCTTTGATATTCCATATTTAATTAATCGGTTTACTAAAATTCTCGGTGAAAGTGAAATGAAAGCTTTATCACCATGGGGATATATCACTGAACGAAAAATGGTAGTTCGTGGTCGTGAAATGATAGAATATGATATCTACGGAATATCTTCATTAGATTATATTGAATTGTACAGATGGTATGCTCCAGGTGGTAAGTCACAAGATTCTTATCGGTTAGATAATATTGCTCAAGTTGAACTTGGTGAAGGTAAAATTTCTTATGATGAATTTGAAAACTTGCACCAATTATACAGATTGAACTATCAAAAATTTATTGAATATAACATTAAAGACGTAGAGTTAATTTTAAAACTTGAAGATAAATTAAAACTGATTGAACTAGCATTAACATTGGCATATGATACTAAATCTAATTTCAATGATGTGTTTGCACAGACACGAATGTGGGATGCAATAATTTATAATTATTTGTTTGAAAGAAAAATTATTGTTCCGCCAAAGACAATTCAGAAAAAAGATTCTGCATTTGAAGGTGCTTATGTAAAAGAGCCTCAAATCGGTGTGCATGATTATGTTGCTAGTTTTGACTTGAATTCTTTGTATCCACTTTTGATGGTACAATATAATATTTCACCCGAAACAGTAATTGATGTTCCTGATTATGATGATGATATGAGAAGAATTATTTCATCTGGTGTTTCTGTTGAAAACATGCTAAGTAAAAAAATTGATACTAGCATGTTTAATAACTACACACTTACACCAAACGGTCAATTCTTTCGTACGGATAAACAAGGTTTCTTACCTAAGATGCTGGAAGAAATGTATATAGACCGAAGTAAGTTTAAAAAGATGATGATTCAGTCTAAGAAAGAATATGAAATTGAAACAGACCCAACTAAAAGAAGAGATTTAGAAAAACGAATTGCTAGATATGATAATCTACAACTCGCAAAAAAAGTCTCCTTAAATTCAGCTTATGGTGCAATGGGTTCTCAATATTTTAGATTTTTTGATTTAAGATTAGCATTAGGTGTCACTCAAGCCGGTCAACTTTCTATTCGCTGGATTGAAGATAAGTTAAATGGTTATATGAATAGGTTATTGAAAACAAATGGTGTAGATTATGTTATCGCCTCGGATACAGATTCAATTTATCTCCGTCTTGGTGAATTGGTTGATAAGGTGTATTCTAAAAAGACGAATGTTAATCAACTTATCTCCTTCATGGACCGTGTATGTGAAGATAAGTTGCAACCGTATATTGACGAAAGTTATCAGGAACTCGCTTCGTATGTTAATGCGTTTGCCCAAAAAATGCAAATGAAACGTGAAGGACTTTCTGATAAAGGAATTTGGACAGCTAAGAAACGATACATTTTGAATGTGTATAATAATGAAGGCGTTCAATATTCGGTACCGCAGATGAAAGTCATGGGTCTTGAAATGATAAAGTCTTCCACTCCTTCTGCTATCCGAGATAAAATGAAAGAGACTATCAAATTAATGGTAACAGGCACCGAAGATGAAGTGCAAGATTATATTGCAGATTTTCGCAAAGAATTTAAAAAATTGCCAATTGAAGAGATATCTTTTCCTCGCTCTGTAAATGGTCTAAAAACTTATACAGACAATATAATGATATACACTAAAGGCACTCCAATTCATGTAAAAGGTTCTTTGCTATACAACTATCTTTTAAATAAACATAAATTAACAAATAAGTATCCAATAATTAAAGAGGGTGAGAAACTTAAATTTACTTACTTAATTCAACCAAACCCAATCAATGATACTGTGATTTCATATCCAAACAGATTACCTTCTGAATTTGGACTTGATGACTATATAAATTATGATTTACAGTTTGAAAAAGCATTTCTTGACCCAATAAAAATTATCCTCAACTGTATGAATTGGCAAGCAGAAAAAACCAATTCACTATCTAACTTCTTCTAAGGAATATTATGTCTCTACTTGATAAAATTAAAAATAATTCTACTATTAAAAACAGTGCAATTTTATCTATTTCAAAGTTTTTTACTCAAAAGGATATGATACCGACTTCTATCCCAATGATTAATGTTGCGTTATCTGGAAAATTAAATGGAGGTTTTACTCCTGGTATTACTATGTTTGCTGGACCATCTAAGCATTTTAAAACAGCGTTCAGTCTGCTAATGGCTAAATCTTATTTAGAAAAATATCCAGATGCTGTTATTATATTTTATGATTCTGAATTTGGAACACCACAATCTTATTTTAATACTTTTGATATTGATACAAATAGAGTTTTGCATACTCCTTTAACAAATATTGAAGAACTTAAATTTGATATAATGAAACAACTTGAAGGCATTGAAAGAAACGAAAGGGTTATGATTATCATTGATTCAATTGGTAATTTAGCATCAAAGAAAGAAGTTGAAGATGCTCTTGATGGTAAATCTGTAGCAGATATGAGCCGAGCGAAACAAGTTAAAAGTTTATTTCGTATGGTAACGCCACACCTAAACTTAAAAGATATTCCTATGGTTGTAGTGAATCATACATATAAAGAAATAGGAATGTTCCCTAAAGATATTGTTGGTGGTGGAACAGGAAGTTATTATTCAGCAGATAATATTTTTATTATTGGGCGCCAACAAGAGAAAGAAGGAACAGAAATTGTTGGATATAATTTCATCATTAATGTAGAGAAATCTAGAAATGTTAGAGAGAAATCTAAAATTCCAGTTTGTGTTTTATTTGAAGGTGGAATAAGTAAATGGTCTGGGTTACTTGAGAATGCATTAGAATCTGGTCATGTTATTAAACCAACAAATGGATGGTATAGTAAAGTAGATAAAAATACTGGAGAAATTGGAACTAAGAAAAGATTATCGGACACTATGTCTGAAGAATTTTGGTCCGACATTCTTCTTAAAGAGGATTTTAATGAATTTGTAAGGAAAAAATATGAAATCGCTTATGGTAATATTATGGGAGATATTATGGGAGAAAATGATGTTTTGGAATCTGAAAAAGCATAAAAAATTCAAAGAAAATATAGATTATAAATTTCATAATTTTCCAGATACAGATTTAACTGGTATAGAAATTCTTCGGACTGAATATAAAGGCATTGTATATTATTATACCTATGCTAGTGTTTCGGAAGATATTAATATGGCTAATTTGAAATTTGGATATCATGTAGTAAATACAATGAAATATGATAAAAATGACTTGAATAATGATGCAAAGTTTGTTACAATGTTAGGTGACATACTTACTGAACTAATTTTAACGGAAGAAAAACTTGAACCGACTAGAACTTTCTATTCTGAAAAATCTGATATATGATGAGGAATATACTAGAAGAGTATTACCTTTTATAGAATCAGAATATTTTTCTGACCAAAACGAGAGAAATGTCTACATTGAAATAAAATCATTTGTAGAACAATATAAGAATTTACCAACATACGAATCTTTAGTAATTAATTTTACAGAAAGTAAAAAATTAACCGAAGAACAGGTTCGTAATTCAATTGAAATTTTAAAATCTTTAAAAGACAATAAAAATGAACCAACGAACATTGAATGGTTAACTGAAAATACCGAAAAGTTTTGCCAAGATAAAGCACTGTATAATGCAATCATGGAATCAGTTACGATTCTAGATGATAAGAGCAGCAAAAAAGCAAAAGGTGAAATACCAAAAATTCTTTCTGATGCGCTAGGCGTGTCATTTGATAGAAATGTTGGTCACGATTATATAAGTGATTATGAAAGCCGATTTGAATTCTATCATAGAAAAGAAGAAAGAATTCCTTTTGATTTAGATTATTTCAATCGTATCACTAATGGCGGGTTACCTAATAAAACTCTTAACATTGCTCTAGCCGGTACTGGTGTTGGTAAAAGTTTGTTTATGTGTCATGTAGCCGCAGGATGTATTTCTCAAGGCACAGATGTTTTGTATATCACATTAGAAATGGCAGAAGAAAAAATTGCAGAACGAATTGATGCAAATCTTCTAAATTTAAAACTAGATGATTTACATTTAATATCTAAAGAAGATTATAATCGTAAATTTATAAATCTAAAAAGCAAAACACAAGGTAAATTAATCATCAAAGAATATCCAACTGCTAGTGCTGGTTCTATGCATTTTCGTTCTTTACTAAATGAATTGCAATTGAAAAAAAACTTTCGCCCAAAAATTATCTTTATTGATTACTTAAATATATGTTGCTCATCTAGATTGAAGCAGGGCGCTAATGTAAATTCATACACTTATATTAAAGCAATCGCAGAAGAATTGCGAGGCCTTGCTGTAGAATTTAATGTGCCAGTTGTTTCGGCTACACAAACTACAAGGTCTGGTTTTTCTAATTCTGATGTAGATTTAACAGATACTTCCGAATCTTTTGGTTTACCTGCTACCGCTGACTTTATGTTTGCATTAATTAATACCGAAGAATTAGAGCAACTGAACCAGATTATGGTAAAACAGTTGAAAAATAGATATAATGACCCTAGTATTAATAAAAAGTTTGTAATAGGTGTTGACCGCTCAAAGATGAGATTATATGATGTTGAGATTGATGCACAGAAAATTGTAGATTCGGGTCAAGTTCCTGATGATAAACCATTAAATACTTTCGGAAATCGTGAGAGGAAATTCAACTCTAAGTTTGAGGGTGTGCGTGTATAGGTAATTTTTTCTATATAAATATATGATTAACTATATAGGAAGATATAAATGGCTGGTGCTTCTGCTGAACGACAAGAATCTGGTGTAGTGAAAAAAATCAAAGACGCTTTCAGAAAGAATAGTAGAAATCCTATTACCTTAGTTGCAGGAAAAACTACTTTAATTGGTGTTATAGATGCAGATAAGTACACAGGTCGCCAGCTTGGAGGTTCTGAACCATATACTGATGTGGTAATAACTGTTTTAGAAAAAGGAAAGAAAAAGGAAATTAATTGTTCCCTTAAAGGTCCTTCCGCTCCGTCATTAGCTGGAGGCGGTCTTAAAGGATTAGAACTTGCTGTTCCTGGAATAACTAAAAAATTTATGACTGCCGCATTGAAAGCACTATTATCAGAACGAAAATTAAAACCAGGAGATAAAGTTCCTGATGTTTTTGGTAAAATATCACCTAAAGATAAATTAAAAATTGTTATTGGCACTAAAACAATGGGCGGCCCAATAGATTATATGTACATTGGTCCAATGGATGTTACCGGACAATATGATATTAAACGAAACATTTTACCTTTAAATGGCTCTTTAACTGGCGCAACAGAATATGCTAATTCACATAATTTATATTTTAGATTAAGAGCAAGGCGAGAAGACCAAAGATTTGACCCAGATGCTAAAGACAGTAATAATACTCCTAAAATATATGGAAAATCTCCCTCAAGAGGAGACAGCGCAGGGCGCATAGTTGTGACCGACAGTGTTCCATCTACTGGTGTAATAGTAAGGCTATGAAATTTAAAGACTTTTTAATTGAGGGCGCAAAAAAAGAAGGTGCCAATCTTCATTTGGAACATATTGAGGACCAAGTTTTAAACCGCGGTGTCGCTGGCGCTAGAGAAGCAATTAATTTTTTGCGTTCTTTGCGTGATATGCTTGCTGGGCACTCAGAAACCAAAGTAAATGTTACCACTAAATGGGATGGTGCACCTGCGGTTTTTTGTGGAATTAATCCAGACAACGGTAAGTTTTTTGTAGGCACCAAAGGTGTTTTCAATGCAAATCCTAAACTTAACTATACTGAAGATGATATTGATAACAATCATTCATCACCTGGTTTAAATGCTAAATTAAAAGTTGCATTAAGGTATTTACCGAAATTGGGTATCACTGGAATATTACAGGGTGATATGATGTTCTCTAAGGGTGATATAAAAAAACAAACTATAGATGCACAATCTTATATTACTTTTCAGCCTAACACTATTGTATATGCTGTTCCGTCAAATACAAAATTATCACAATCAATGTTAGCAGCACAAATGGGAATTGTTTTTCACACTTCATATACTGGCAAAAGATTTTCAGATATGAAGGCATCATTTAATATTGATATTAATAATTTAAAAACAACTAAAGATGTTTGGTTTCGTGATGCATATTTTATTGACGCATCTGGTACAGCATCATTTACTGAAAAAGAAACAAAAGATATTACATATCTATTATCTCAAGCAGGTACTATTTTTCAGAAAATTAATCATTTAACTTTGAATAAAATTGCTACTTCAGAAAGTATTTTAGTTCAAATTAAAACTTTCAACAATACGAAAGTTCGTGAAGGTCAAGCAATCAAAGATACATATAAACATACTCAAGAATTAGTAAGATGGGTAGAATCTAGATTCAATAAAGAAATTTTAGATGCTAAAAAAGAAGAAACTAAACTAAAACGCCAATCTGAAAAAAATGAGATTATGCGTTTTTATAGAAATAATGCAAACGAATTAAAAAATATATTTGATTTAATGAACATGCTTGTAGATTCAAAAAACATGATTGTTAAAAAATTACAAGGAATGAAACAGGTAACTGATACATTCTTAAAAACTGATACCGGGTTTAAAGTTACAAATCCTGAAGGTTTTGTGGCTGTAGATAAATTAACTGGCGGAGCTGTAAAGTTGATTGATAGACTAGAATTTGCATATGCAAATTTTACTGCCGCTAAAGCTTGGACAAAATAATGGCTGATAAAAAATATGATTTAACCGAGATTATGAAAGAGTACGGTGATGCCGATTTTGGTTTTACCGCTACAGATGAAGAAGAGTATAACTCGGTCATTGCAGAAAAAGAAGAAACTGTAGAAGAATACAAACAAAGATTGCACGAAGTTGAAAAATTAGTTTTGCCATTTTTAACTAAACTGTTAAAAACTGCTGACCAGGTAATTATAAAATGGCCAAATCGCAAACCAATGATAGAAGCGCAAATACAAAAGATACTGAATTTGACAAGAGGTTGACAATAATTTAAATATATATAATGTAAGGAGTATATTATGAAAGATTTGATAATCGGATGTAGCACTGGCTATAATTGGAATACCCTAAAGTATTGGGTTAATTCTATCAATAAAACTGGTTTTGAGGGTGACAAAGTACTCATCCTCATGAACTGCGACTTAGAAACTGCAACAAAAGTTAATAATGCAGGATTCAAAGTTGTAGGTTTTAATCAAGACGCAAATGGTAATTTAATTTATCAACATGGTAAAATACCAGTACATGTTGAAAGATTTTTACACATCTATGAACATTTATGTCAAAATGAATATCGGTATGTAATTACAACTGATGTTAAAGATGTAATATTTCAGAAAAATCCATTCACCGAATTACATAAATATATTCTCGGGCAAAGACAAAATCTTGCGTTTGCTTCCGAAAGCATTCGGTACAAAGATGAGCCATGGGGAAATCAAAATTTACTTGAGACATATGGTAATTACATTTATGAAAAATTTAAAGACATAGAAATATATAATGTTGGTGTTTTAGCTGGTCGTGGATTTGCTATGCGAGATTTAGCAATCAACATTTTTACTGCTGCTATAAATCGCCCAATTCCTATTTGTGACCAATCAACATTTAATTTTATGATTTCGCAAGAGCCATATAAAAGCACAGCCAGATATTGTAAATCTGAGGATGCTTGGGCTTGCCAGTTAGGAGTAACCGCAGACCCAGATAAAATTGAATCGTTCAAACCATTCTTACTTGAACCAATTCCTCGTATGGAAAATAATAAGGTAGTAACATCTACAGGAAAAGAATTCACTATCGTTCACCAATATGATAGAGTTCCTGAGTGGCGTAAAATTATTGAGAACACTTATGCTTGATGGTATATTTTTTGTTTCTTCAGCATTAAATGTAAAACAACTATCAGTCTTTAGTAATGATGAGCGGTATCATCAAACGGTAAATACTATTAATTCTATTGACAAATACTGCCCAAATAATGTAAAATATATGTTTGATTCATCATATGAAGTTCCAGATGAAAAATACATTGAAGGTATAAAAAAATTAGGAGTTAATTTTTCGTGGTTTGGTTATAACGAGAAAGTAAAATTTTTATCTGAACAAGGTTTGAGAAGTTTAGCGGAAACTTTAGGATTTATTCTTTTTTTGAATTCTTATGCACAATCACCTGTTGTTGCCAAAAGAATTTATAAATTATCTGGAAGATATGAATTGAATGATGACTTCATATTAGATAGAGAAGATTTTAAAGATTCTTTTGTTTTTTCTAAAGTTTGGGATTCTTGGATGAGTAAAGAACGACAAGATGAAGTTGGAATAAAGAATATGATTGCATTAAGATTATGGCATATGGATGCAAATTTGTTTGACATTTTTAACAAAGAGGTGTATAATATATTGGAGTTGATGATTAAATATAATATTGATGTTGAACATGCTTATTATAAAATATTAAGTAAGTATAAAATTGCTATTTGTGGACCTATAGGAGTAAGTGGTGTTATTGCACCAACAGGAGAAATTATTAATGAGTAAAAATGTTTTAATTACCGGTGGTTGTGGATTTATTGCACACCATGTTATTGATTTGTTAATTAGAAAAACAGATTGGAATATAACAACGCTTGACCGTTTAGATTATTCAGGCAATCTAAATCGTCTGCATGAGATTTTAGAAAAATATGACACACAAACTAAAAAACGTGTTAATATTATTTTTCATGACCTAAAAGCTGAAATTAATCCTATAGGGGTAAATTTCATCAACAAACTAGGCAAAATTGATACGATATTACATCTTGCTGCTTCATCTCATGTAGATAGGTCCATCACACATCCAATGGAATTTATTTTAGATAATACTATTGGTACAGCACATTTGCTAGAATATGCTAGAAGACTTGATACACTAGAGACTTTCTTATATTTCAGCACAGATGAAATCTTTGGTTCAGCACCACCTGGTGTAGCATATGGCGAGAGGGCTAGATATAATTCAACTAATCCATATTCAGCATCTAAAGCAGCCGCAGAAGAATTTTGTGTTGCATATGAAAACACATATAAAATGCCTATGATGATTACTCATACTATGAATGTTTTTGGTGAACGTCAGACACCAGAAAAATTTATTCCATTGTGTATTGACCGTGTTCGTAAAGGCACTACAATTTTTATTCATTCAAACGCAGAAAAAACAGAAGCTGGAAGTCGCTTTTATATTCATGCCGCAGATGTTGCTGAAGCACTATTATTCTTAATTAAGAATAAACCAAAATGCCCAACAGATTACGGGCAAGCCAAATGTGCTAAATTTAATATTGTTGGTAAAGAAGAAGTTGATAATTTAACTTTAGCTAAACTTGTAGCACAAGCACAGAATAAAGAACTCAATTACGAAATGGTTGATTTTCATAATTCACGCCCCGGCCACGATTTACGATATGCACTAGATGGTACTTTGATGCGTAGTCTTGGTTGGGAACCTAAAATTGCTTTTAGTGAACGAATAAAACAAGTAAGTGACTGGTACTTGGAGAATCCAAGATGGCTGTAAAATTTTATGAAATTGGACCATACATGGGTGGGCAAGGTCCCACTCTTGTTGAAGTTGGTAAATACACATATGGATTAGATAAGATTTTAATTAATAATTATCGTTCAAAGAATAATAAGTTGAAGATTGGTTCATTCACTTCTATGGCATCATACACTAAAATATTTTTGTGTGGTGGTATAGGACATGAACTTGAAACTATGACAACTTATCCTTTTGGTGCCACTGAAACCGACACTTTCAATAACATTAAGTTTGATGTACCGTTTAATAACTCCGGTGACGTTACTATTGGTTCTGATGTTTGGTTAGGTGAAGGTGTCACTATTATGCCTGGAGTGACAATTGGTGATGGAGCGGTGATAGCCACAAATTCAATGATAGTATCCAATGTACAACCCTATGCTATTGTTGGCGGTAATCCTGCTAAATTGATTAGATATAGATTTTCACCTGAAATTATAGAAGCACTTCTAGGTTTGAAATGGTGGGACCTTGAGGATGAAGTTATTAACTATTTTTTACCATTAATTAAAAGTGAACCAACTTTAGAAAAAATTGCAAAAATTAAAAACAATGATAGGTAAATATGACAAATTTATTAGAAACAATTGATGAATGTATTGCGTGTGGCAGTGTTGATTTGGTGCCCGTATTAGATTTAGGTAATCAACCTCTTGCAAATTCATATAAGAAAAACCCTGATGATACTGAATCATATTTTCCACTTGCAATCAATAGGTGTAAACAATGTTGCCATGTTCAATTAAGTGTAAGAGTTAATCCTGACTTATTATTTAAGGATTATGCTTATGTTTCTGGCACAACAAAAACACAATTAGACTATTTTAAATGGTTTGCAGAATTTGCAATTGAAAAATACGGAACAACACCAACTAAAGTTTTGGATATTGGTTGTAACGATGGAAGCCAATTAAACGCTTTTCAAGACATTGGTTCCGAAACATATGGTGTTGACCCGGCTGAAAACTTATTCCCAACATCATCCAAAAGACATAAAGTTTTATGTGGTTATTTTACAGGTAAAGAATTTTCTCAAGAAAAATTTGATGTAATAACATGCCAAAATGCATTTGCACATAACTTTAATCAATTAGAATTATTGCAAAATATTAAAACCGTTATGCATAAAGATAGTATTCTTTTCGCAACCACATCTCAGTGTGATATGATTTTAAATGGTGAATATGATACGATTTATCACGAACATCTTTCATTCTATAATATAAAATCTATAGATGCTTTATGTAAACGAGCAGGGTTAAATTTAATTGATGTTATTAAAAATCCTATTCATGGAATGAGTTATATCTTTGTTATTTCAAAATTTAAAACAGCACAGAGAACTATAGATAATTTAATTGAATTAGAAACTATTAAAGGACTTTATGATGAGAAAACATATAATCTATATGAGGCACAGTGTC